TTTTGCAAAAACTTCTGCCACATCGTTTGGTATCACAAAGCAGGCTGCGTTAGAAGCAACCGGAACATTCGGAAACTTGTTGCAGGCATTTGGTACTGGTCAAGGCCAAGCAGCTGAGATGTCAACGACTTTGATTGGGTTGGCTGCTGACTTGGCATCATTCAATAACACCGGTATTGAAGATGCGATCCAAGCGTTGCGTTCGGGTTTGTCTGGTGAGACTGAACCGTTGAAACGTTTTGGTGTTGCAATCAACGATGCAAGATTGAAACAAGAGGCAATGACTCTTGGTTTGTATGACGGCAAAGGTGCGTTGGACATCAATGCAAAAACACAAGCTGCATACGCTTTGATTCTCAAGGATACAAGTTTGGCGCAAGGCGACTTCGCTCGAACCTCTGATGGGTTTGCCAACCAGATGCGTATCTTGAAGGCTTCATTGAGTGATGCTGCAACTGAGATTGGCATTGTTCTACTCCCTGTGTTCAAGACGTTCGTGACCTTTATCAACGAAAACCTCGTTCCTGGTATCAAGGCATTCGCTGACAACATCGGCGAGAAGGGTCTTGTTGCATCGTTAGGTATTGCTTTGTCAAAGATGGGAGTGTTTGGCGCGTATGTAAAGTTGTGGGCTGCGTCGATTGTCCATGAATATAACGCTATGGCACAGAAAGCCGGCAACGCTTTAGTGATTTTGACTTTGGGGTTTGTCCAACTTGTCCCAGGTTTCAAACAAGCACAAAAGGATATATCAAACAATTTGGTGATGACTGATTTGCAAATACAAGCTTCAAGAATGCACATGGATGATTTGAGCAAAGGGTTAGTTGGGGTAACTAAACAAACCCGAATCAGTGGCGCACAATCTGATCGACTTGCTGAACAGGCTAGAGGATTGAATGGTGCGTTGGCTGGTGGAGGGGGTGGCGGTGGAGGGGGTGGCGGTGGTGGTGTCGCTAAGGCTTTGAAGACTGCTACGGAGAAGTTGAAGGAATATACGGATGCGTTGAAGTCAAGTAACTCTGCACAGAAGGCGTTCACTGCTGCGCAGAAGGCTTCGGTGAAGGCTGGTCAGTCGTTGACCGAGGCGAACCAGGGTGTGGCTGCTGCTGAGGCTGCGTTGGCTAAGGCTAAGGCTGGGTTCGGTGCTGATTCTCCCGAGGCTAAGAAGGCTGCGAAGGATTTGGAGTTGGCTCAGCGTGGGTTGACACGTGCTGGATATGCCGTTGAGCAATCGTTGTTTGCTGTGTCTGATGCTGAGGCTGCGTTGGCGAAGGTTCGTGCTGATCCTCTGTCAACTCCTCAAGCGATTCGTGAGGCTGAGATTGATTTGGCTGAGGCGAAGTTGTCTAGTGCTGATGCGATTGATGCGCAAGCTACAGCGACTATTGATTTGGGTACGGCACAGGGAACGTTGAATGAGAAGGTCAGTGGTGCGTTAACGGATTCTGAGACTTACAAAACTTTGACTGAACAGTTGAAGGATGCGAAGATCGACCAGGCTGCTGCGACTGAGGCTGTGACTGAGGCGATTGAGGATGAGGCTGATGCGTTCATAGCGTTGAAGGATGCGATTGAGGCTGCTGGGAAGGTTGCTGCGTTGTATCCAAAGATTGTGGCTGCGAATCCGATGGCTGGTGCTGCTGCAACGATCCCTGCAACGGTGACTGGTAACTCGACTGGTTTTAATCCGAATGCTGCTGGTGGGTTGAGTCCTACTATCAATGTGAATGCTGGTCTGATTAGTGACCCAGCTACTTTGAGTCAAGAGATTTTTGACTTGTTGAAAGCGTATGGAAGGCTTAATGGTTCCGATAGTTTCTTTGGCAAGGTAACCCTTTAATGGCTAAGGCGGCGAAGTGGGGTTCGACGTACAAGGTGTTGCTGGATGTTGGTTTTCTTGCCAACCAGTTTGTGCTTGATACTTCTGAGTTGGATGGTTTTGCTGTCTTGGATGGTGGCACAGACTTTGTGGACATCACACAGTATGTGACGAACATCAATATCAATCGTGGCCGTGCAACACAACTTGATCCGTTCCCTTCATCAAGTTGCACGATTGTTGCTGATGATCGTGCAGCTGACCGATACTTTGATCCGTTGAACGCATCATCAGCATGGTATTCGGGTGGGACTGTGGGTATTGCTCCACGTCGCAAGTTTGAGGTGTATGGGGGGACTGCCGGTACGCAAGCAATGTTCTCAGGATTTGTGTACGACTTAAACATTGACTATGCCGATCCTGACCTGTCAACAGCAACGATCATGTGTACCGATGCTCTCGGCCAACTTGGTCAAACCGTGCTGAGCGCATTCAACCCTTCTTCACAGTTGACCTCTGCGCGTGTGTCAGCGATCTTGGATCGACCAGAGGTTGCATTCTCGACAGCTCTGCGAAGCATTGAGACTGGGGTTGCGACGTGTGGGACGGTTGCGTATGACGATGCGACGAATGTGTTGCAGGCGTTGAATGATGTGGCGACGGCTGAGGGTGGGCGTTTGTTTGTTGGTCGTTCTGGGGTAGTTAATTTTGATGCTCGGGTTGGTGCTGCGTCTGGTTCGGCTGTGGCGAACTTTGGTGGTACGGCTGGGTTGCCGATTCAGTCTTTGACAAATGAGTTTGGTGCTGAGACGGTGTTGAATCGTGTGGCTGTGCAGATTGATGGTGGTACGGCTTCGAGTGTTGCTTCTGGTACTGCGTCTCAGGGTGAGTATGGGATCAAAACTTTGTCGTTGACTGGTGTGCCGTTGGTTAATGATGCGGCTGGTTCTGCGTTGGCAAGTTTTTTGTTGTCTAGGTTTGAGAATCCGACAGTGAACTTCTCGGGTTTCACCGTGTTGTTGAATGCGTTGACCCCTGCACAGCAGGATGTTGTGGCAGGGTTGGAGATTGGCGATTTAGTGTCTGTGTCCAAGACATTCAATGTTGGTTCGCCTTCTACGGTTTCACAGAACGTGGTGGTTGAATCAATCCGGCACAGCATCAACCCTCAACGGCATGATGTTACAGTTGGGTTGGGTCAGATTCGGTTAGCCTTTGTGCTGGACACATCCGACCTTGATAACCCAGATTACGGACTAGGATAGGAGCGTTATGGGAATCAATGCACAAACTTCAGTTCCAAAGTTCTCTATTGGGGAAGTGCTGACTGCTGCCAATACCAATTTACTTGCTAATGGCATACCGGTATTTACCAATACAACGACACGTGATGCGGCGTTTGGAGGTGGCGGTGAGAAAGTTTTAGCAGAAGGTCAACTTTGCTATCTGGAGTCAAGTCGACAGTTGCTCACTTATACGGGTGCAAACTGGGCGAATACAAGTGGCAATATCGGATATGCCAATGGAACTAACACAACAGGAATAGTTGCTAACACCGCTTTAACGGTTATTACAATGGCACCAACTATTTTGCCTGGTCGTTTATACAGAATCTCAGGCAGAATCTCGGTTCAAATGAATACAGGTAACGCAGCTAATAAGTTTCTGTACATTACAAGTACACCAGTTACAAGAAACCTAAGCAGCCGTTTTGACACGATAGGTGCAAACTTGCCTCAAACTTATCAAGGTGTTGTTTTTTTGACTTCAACACAATTTGGCGTAACCTCTGGTACCGGAACTGCTGTAACTATCAATTTAGTTTTCCTTGATACTGGTAACGCAGGGGGATTGAACACAGACCCTGACGGCGTTTTGGGTGGGAATACTTCGCCACAGCAGCTGATGGTTGAGGATGTAGGTTCAGAATAATGAAAGAATACAAATATATATTCCCAGCGTTTATCCAGATATGCGCCGATAAACATAGTGCAACTTTTGCCAACGAAGATATTGACACGTTGCACGTTGATGGCGAACCAGCATCAGCAACTTTGATTCAACAAATCAAAACTTTGGCACAAAAATTAGCCGATGAAGCCTGATTGTTTGTTGGCTGAATGATGTGCGCACTTCTCGTTGGTTGATTGTTGCGCCGGCGTTGCTGGCTACAGTTTGGTCGTTTGTTTCCCCTGTATATGCTGAACCTTTACCTGGACTAAATACCACCTACTACACGATTGATGAGATTCCTCCTGTCAAGTCTGACAGTGTGTACCTGATTTGTGGTTCTGAGATTGAGAACAACATCAATCGAAGCTACGACGGTGAGCCATATCAGGACTGCACTTATGACTTGTTCATGGTTCACATGACAGGTTTCATCACAATCCCTGAGCATCAGACGATTGAGTTCTGGTTGGCTTCAGATGACGGTGGCACAATCAAGATTGGTGACACCCAAGAGTTCGGTAATTGGGGCGATCAAGGTTGCTCTGCCACCGAGTCAGGACAGATAGACATTAGTGCAGGCAGTCAACTGCTCGATGTTTTTATGTACGAAAACGGCGGATCGACCTGTCTGATGCTTGCTTGGAACATTGACAATACGGGTTGGGCAATAGTTCCTGACGAAGCGTTCACCACC